ATGAAGTACGCATTTTGGAATAATAAGGGTGGTACGGGGAAGACTAGCCTCGCATTTCAAGCAATCACAAAATATGCTATCGAGAATCCTGCCAAAAAGATTTTGGTCTTAGACCTATGTCCTCAGGCAAATCTATCAGAATTATTCATGGGTGGATTAGTCGGAAACGGAGGCATGAAGCTAGAGGAACTATACAAAGCTGATACATCTATATCAATTGGTGGATATTTCCTTAAGCGACTGCCGAGTCCCTACCAGAAGCCAAGTATTGATGTAGGTCAATTTATCGTAACTCCCAATCATTATAATGCCAACATTCCCGCTAATATTGAACTAGTTGCAGGGGATAAATCAATCGAGTTGCAATCTAACGCAATATCAGCCCTATCTATAACTCAAATCCCAGGGGTTAACTCTTATATTCAGGTCATTAATTGGCTTAATGATTTTGTTGGAGAATGGCTAGATAAAAATTCTGAAGGAGATGTATTTATAGATACTAATCCGAGTTTCTCCATGTATACGCAGATCGCTCTCGCAACAGCAGAGAGATTGATTATTCCTGTTATGGCAGATGATAGTTCTAGACGGGCCCTTCAAAATGTCTTTTCTTTGGTCTATGGCATAGATTTAGGAGGTAATTCTCAGATTTATGCTCAGTATGCATTTAGTGCAAAACTAAAAGAAGCAGGCATGATGCTCCCTAAAGTACATTTGATTCTAAAGAACAGAATAACGCAGTACATGGGTTCTGCCTCTGCTTATAATTCGGTCTTGATGTCTATAGATAAGGAACTAAATTCGGTCTTGGAGTCCAATCCTACTTACTTCTCATTTACTACGGTTAGTCAAGGGGTTGTAAATGTTAGAGACTTTCAAACAGCTGGTGTTGTTGCTTTTGCTGAAGCGACACCTTTTTCGCACCTAAAATCTGGTAGACACACAATCCAAGGTAAGGATACCCAGGTTAATGCTCGGAGGAAACAAGAATGTGATGAGGCAATAGCAGACATCGTACGTAAATTGTAACTATAGTCTCTTACTTTATTTGCCGATGCAGAATGTAACACGTCGCACATAACCTAATGACCTGCAATGCGTTGCTACACACGAATCACGCACCGAGCAACAAACGCACACCAAAATAGACAAAAAAGACTCCCCCGACTACACTAGATAGTCGGGGAGCTTTTATCTTCGTTAGTTTACAGCTGTTAAAAATCTTCGCCAGCTGGTAGGGCGCTTGCGCCGAATGGGCGGGAGAACTCGATGGTCGATCCGAACTTCCTGCAGTTTTCGCTGAAGTAGACCTTTTCCGTGTGAACGTCGCTGCCAGCTACGTATCTTCTAACTCTCAGGTCGCCTCCGTACGTCCAGCTGCCTTCTTCGTCACACCTTCTTACTCGGCATCTTACTCGGCATTCATAGATCTCATGCAGTTCATCAGACTGTACGCCGATGGTGAGACAATCTTCCTTCTTTGCCTCCATGGGGAAGAGGTTCTGCATGCTGTGTGCGAGTGAGATGAGCGTCTTCGTGATCTCTTCTTCGCTTGCCTCCTTTGGCATACCCGACTTGATCGTGAGGCTAAGGCCTTCGAATGATTGGCGACCGATGAGGAGTAGGTTGTTGAACTCGAGATTGAACTTCGTTTCCATTTTCTTTCGTTGCTTTTAGTTGCTGTTCTGTTCGTTTTGCTTCGGGGCTTTGTTGTTCCCCTTTCACACTACAAAGGTAATACATTTTTGTGTACTACCAAAACTTCGGGAAACTTTTTTTGATAGGGTGGGGGAGGTAACTATCCGGAATATCCGGATGGTTCGATTGGAGGGCGTCTACCTACGCCCTTTCGCCTCCTGTAGTCGCCCCCTCAGCCTGGCGATCTCCTCATCCTTTCGGCGGATTACCCTTAGGTGCTCTGCCAAGGAGACCGTGTCGCCCGAGGATCTAAGCATTGCCCCCTCCCCAGTGGTCACCCAGTCGATGTTAAGGTCGGGGAAGGCCTCGCCGATCTTGACAAGCGTGCGGGCTCTGACGCCCAGGGCGTTGGAGGTGAAGAAGGTTAGGGATAGCTTTGCCTCTTTTAAAAAGCGGTACTCGGTGATACCCTTTTCGCGTATATAGGCGCGTAGTCGTTCTCTCATAATTGTAGCGATTTATTTACGCTACAAAGATACACAAAAATGTATTACGTTGAGCAACTCCCTCCTCCGTAGAAGTCTCCGCGTCCGGTGAGTAGCCAGTCGGCTGACACACCATATCCGAGGACGAGGTACGATAGCCACGTCGCAGGCGCGCGGCCGGAGGTCGGGTCTTTCTCGACCGAATTTAAGTTCCACCGATTTATCTCGAATCGGTCGGTGAACGTCTTCTTGCCTCGGATAGCACCGTCGGCCTTGAGGCGTGCTAGTGCCTCGAAGAACCGACGCGTAATAGCCTGCATGTCGTCGGACTGCATAATGTCTACCGTGCTTTCTTTGACGCGTCTAGTGCGCGCTCAGAGGCTGTATGTCTATCTGAGCTTGACCGGAGAGCCTCCCAGCGAGCTATGTCGTCGTCGTTAAATATAGGTGTACGCCCCGATGCTAGTGAGCTTTCGAGGTGTGCGAGGTCGTACGGAGTCATCACTCCGACGTATCTGTCCAGCTCTATAAGAGAGCGGGCATGAGCCATTGCTTCGCTCCTTAGTGTGGCTACGTGTGCGTCCTCGAGCATCCTACCATCGCCGAGGATCAGCCAGCGTGCGTTAATCTCGGGGCAGGCCTCCAGTATAGCCCTCACTGGGGTGAGGCCTATGCTATCGCCACGCAGCAGCTTGCTGAGATACTGAGGCGACCATCCGAGGAGCGCGCCGAATGCACCGATGCGCCCGCCCGTTTTGTAGTCTATGATAGCCTGTATTCGATCCTTCATGGCCCTATCGGCGTGTGAACGCCATCTTATCAGACGCGGAGGTCGCGCCCTCGAAGCGTAGGAGCTTGAAGCCGTCGGAGGTGACGTCGGTAATTACGCGCGCCTTCTTCTCGGCGAGAATATCCTTCATGATGACGTCGAGGCGGTAGATCGATAAATAGACCTTCCCGTCCTCCTCGTGCAGCCCGTATATGTTGTCGTACTTAATGATCGAAGGCTTAGCGACGCCGTCGATCTTTAGATAGTTCTCTGATGTTACCGTGCCGAACGCTTGGAATGTCTCAGCCCCGATTTGATAGAACTTCTCCACGGGTGACGGATATGGCGTGAAGACCAGATCCTCGCACTCAATTATGGGCTTAGCGAACGTAGAGGGTGAGGCCATCTGCTCGCCGTGAAACGCACCCGACAGCGTGCGAGCGACGCTGGAGATACGGCTCGAGGGCTTCACGACCTCGGCGGGACTGTCCTTCTTACACGACGTCAGCGAGGGTGCGCTGAGGAGCGCGAGAGCGAGCAGGGAGAGGGTAATTTTTTTCATAGGTGTATTGAGGGCAAGTGTTTCCAAATCGGAAACGGTTAGATGAGTTAGAACGTGAAGGTGTGCTCGAGGTCTATCTTAGCGACGACCGCCGATAGGAAGCATATATCATTGATAGGTATCTCGAAGTCCTCGTACTCCTTGTTAAAACTCCGAGCGATGTAGTAGTCATTCTCCTTCGCCTTGTCTGGGTGGCGGTGTATCTTCTTTAGGTAGTGCGTCGGCGGGTAGCCATCCTCCTGCCGTACGGCCACGGCGAAGACCTCGCCGAAGGGCAGGAGCAGTGGGCGTCGGGGGTTGAAGGGATAGGGCTTAAGGACAACACGACAGCCAGCGGGATAGCGTGGCGCCATCGAGTCTCCTCGGATAGGCACGACCATATTGCCGTCGACGTCGGGTAGTCCCCAGTAGGTATCGACGGTGCGTAGCTCATCGGCCTCGCCCGTCGTGCCACCACGGAAGGCTTCGGCGAACTCGGGGATGAGCTTAACGCCCTCCTGCGTCGCACGCTGGTAGTCCTCCTCGTCGCCTACTTGTATGGCTTCCGTCCAATAGACGCGATCGTCCTTCCCTACCCATACGTCGGTACGTCGTCCTATATCGGGTAGTGACGTCCCTGGATTGTCCTCTACGTGCGCGGGAGCGGGGAACGCGCGTATCATATCACCCTCCCCAGTACTTAGCCAGTCGAGCGACAACTCGGGCATAGCCTCCGAGAGGGATAATACATAACGCTTTACAAGGTCATCGCCGAGAGGCTTAGATCCCGATAGATAATTCGACAGATTGCCCCTGCTCTTCTCCCCGACGAGGCTCGCAAAGTGCGACTGATTGCGCACTTTCTGGGATTTTTTCAGCGCCTCGTAAATCAGCGCAAGTCTTTGATTATTAGACATAAACCAGCCTTTTATCAAGTCCAAGTAAAACAAAACAACGTACCGCTATTTGCAAGTAGTGCATTTTGTATTACCTTTGCAGTGGGTACTAAAAAGTACCACGAACAAAGATACAAATAAGTACCGCAATAGTATGGACAAAAAACTACTTACACCCTACCAGCGTGAGCGGCTCGAGCGCGATAAGCGCATCTACGCCGACTATAAGAAGCTGACGAAAGGCGAAGGAGTACGCAAGGTAGGCGTGTATAGCTACCTGTGCGACAAGTACGGCATCCACTCTAAGAACACTATCCACACGATCCGCCGCCGTATGGAGGCGCTCGAAAACACCGAGAAACGATGAAGACAAACGAACACAAGCACAACAACCGGGGAAAGCTCCTGAGAATAGCCGTAGAGGCCGTCGTGGCAATCATCGGTCTTGCAGGCCTAGCCCTACTGGCTGGAGACGAAGCCCCCGACACCGTCGTGCCACTTACCCTAGCCGAATGGCTCGCAATAAAAGCTGCCGGAGTAGCCCTCTTAGTCGCCGCTGTTGTGGCTGGGCGTGCCGCATACCGCTCAGGCATCATCTACTAACAACCACGACGCTGAAGCAATGGACAATCAAGCAATAGCCGAGCGGCTTGACCGCATCGAGACACTCACGAGGATAAGCGCTAAGACGATCCTCGACGCGGTGGAGGCCTCGACGTTTACGAGCCTTAGCGTAGGGCGTATCTACCGCCTCACGAGCGAGAGGAAGATCCCCCACTACAAACGAGGTAACCGCCTATACTTCCGCAAAGCGGAGCTGGAGGAGTGGCTACTCGAGACTAAGGTTAAGACGGGAGACGAGATCTCCGCCGAGGCGGACACCTACACGGCAAGACGCCGCACAAATCGCATTCAAGCATCACGCATATAACCCCTAAAAACGAAAACGAAAATGTTACAAGTAAGCACGTTCAAGCAGTTCGACGACACGCTTCACAGCCCTCAAACACAGACCTACCTCGAGAGGGTGCTAATGAGCAAAAAGAACTCGTTCGTCAACAACATCTCCTCACTCGTAGCGAACAATACAGCGCTACAGGCTTGCGATCCACGGAGCATCATCTACGCCGGGATCAAGGCGACGGTATTAGACTTGCCGCTCGATCCAAACCTCGGTTTTGCGTACGTTATCCCGTACCAAAACCGAAAGACGGGGAAGACCGAGGCGCAGTTCCAGATCGGGGCTAAAGGCTTCATCCAGATGGCTATCCGAACCGGACAATACCGAACGATCAACGTAACAGAAATTAAGGAGGGAGAGCTCAAGGACTTCGACCTGTTGGCCGGAGAGATGCGCTTCGAGGCGCGCCAGAGCAGAGAGACTCTCCCCACAGTAGGCTATGCCGCATTCATCCGCCTAACGAATGGCTTCGAAAAAACGCTCTACATGACCAAGGGGGAAGTCGAGGCACACGCCTACGAGTACTCGCAGACGTACAAGGCGGACAAGGACAAGGGCTGGACGTCGTCGCAGTGGTCGAAGCACTTCGACGCGATGGCGCGCAAGACAGTCCTTAAGAGACTACTCTCTGGGTTTGGCATCCTATCGGTAGAGATGCAGCAGGCGATCGCATCGGACCAGGCCGTATTTAGCACCCAGGACGGCGCACCGCAATACGTCGACAACGACACGCACGTCGAGGACGTGGTAGCGGAGGAGGTCCACGCAGGGGCTCCTCAGGCCAAGGCGGCCGAAGCGATGGCAAGGGCCAGGGCGACGGCCGTAGCACCTACCGAGTTGGTCGACGACCAGACAGGTGAAATCTTCCCAGCGGGAGATCAGAGCGACGACACACTCCTCTAGTAATCAACCAAGTAAAAAGCGAATAGCAATGGAAACAACAATGACAACGGCCATACAGCCACTGAACGAACAAGACCTCGCGCTCGACGTACGAGAGCTGACGCTCGGAACACTCACGACGAACGCCCTGCAACTACGCGACCACGTCGCCGCGACGCTCGAGCGCTACACACCCGAGAACTACTCCGTGGAGAATGTCGACCAAGCCAAGGCCGACCGAGCCATCCTCAACAAGGCTGCGAAGGAGCTTAATGACAAACGTATCCAGATCGAGCGCGAGTGGAGTGCACCGTTCCAGGAGTTCAAGGGGATCATCGGAGAAACGGTCAGGATGATAACTGAAGGAAGTGCAAAGATCGACGCAGTGGTCAAGGGCGTAGAGAGCAAGGCGAAGGCCGAGAAGCGCGCCGCTATCGAGGAGCTATGGGCAAGCAAAAATATCACTCTAATCCCCCTATCTGCCGTATGGGATGAGCGGTGGCTCAACAAGAGCAAGCGACTGCCCGCCATCGACAAGGAAATGGGGCAGCGCCTGCTCAAGATCGAGGCCGACCTCGAAGCCCTCAACGTAGTCCCCGAGCAAGACCGAGAGGTCATTAGAGCCTACTACCTCAATAACCTCGACATAACCCGAGCACTAGCTTACTCGACAGAGCTACAAGACGCACGCAAGCGCTTGCAAGATTCGGAGGCTAGGAAGCAGGCCGAGTCAGAGGCGCAGGCCACGCGTCAGGAGTATGTCGCACCGACGGCCTCGCAAGCACCTACAACCGAAGCTCCAGAGGTAGTCGTTCCAGAGATCCTCGAGCGTACGATGGTAGTGCGAGGCACGCGCGAACAACTCGTCGCCCTAGCGGAGTACATGAAGGCGTCGGGTATTTGGTTTCGTAAGGCATAACCCCACCGAGGCAAAATGAGCACAACAATCATACGGCCAAAAGACCATCAGGAGTGGCTCAAATACAGAGGCTCAGGCATAGGCTCGTCAGAGGTGGCTACGATAGTAGGGCTCAACCCCTTCGAGACGCCGTACCAGCTATGGCGACGAAAGGTGGGCATCGATCCTCCCATAGAGGAGAACTTCGCGATGCGTGCTGGGCATATCCTCGAGCCTGCGGTGGCGAAGTTTTGGGAGGATGCTACGGGCAGGGAGGTAGACCTCTCCTCCGAGGGTGACTGGCTAATCGTCGACGACGCTAAGCCCTTCCTCCGTGTCTCACCCGACCGCCTCTACTGGCTCGACGACACGCACACCGCTACGGGCATCCTCGAGTGCAAGACGACACAGAAGACGATCGACGCCGACGACTTGCCGAAGCACTGGTTTTGCCAAGTGCAGTACCAGCTCGGCGTAGCTCGAATAGAGCAGGGGAGTATCGGCTGGCTGACGCAGGGGCGTGAGTTCGGCTACCAAGATCTGCGCCTCGTCCACGACTTCTTCGTGTGGCTTATCGAGGAGGTAGAGCGCTTTTGGATCGACAATATTGTACGCGGTAAAGAGCCTGCACATACGAGCGTCAAGGATGTACTGCTCAAGTACAACCGACACACCGACGGGAAGATCCTCGAGGTAGGTGAGGATGTCGTCCGAGCCTACGACGAGCTTAAAGAGATACGACGAGATCTTGCCGTCCTCGAGGAGCGTAAGCTACGTTGCGAGGACAAGATTAAGCTCGCCTTCGCCGACGCCGAGGCCATCAGCTACGGCGGGCAGACGATCGCCACGTTCAAGTCGCCGAGGCCCTCGGTGAAGTTCGACACGAAGGCCTTCAGTGCTGACCACCCCGACCTAGCCGATGAGTATACGCGCGAAGTTCAGGGGGAGCGTCGCCTAACCCTCAGGTAGCGAAGCTATGATACCAATATCAAATAGCGACGCCAAGCAGATTGTTCGCATCCTGGATATCCTAATCGGGCTAGCCCCTGGAGGTGGAAGTAGGGGCGCAAACGCTAGGCGAATGGCGAAGATAGTCTCCATAAAGCTACGCCGTAAACTGGATGATAAACCACCGCCTAGATGATTGAATTTTAATCACTATCTTTACCCCGTTGTTTGGCTATTGATGCTTTAGTATTGTGAGTGGATAGAGCCTCGGACGGGACGGCTTGGCAGCCATAAGCCAGCCAACCGCTCGAGGCTCTTGTCATTTACGACACCTCGGCACAACGACAGACAACGACCACGAACAGATAGCAAGTAACAACAATGGCACGACCAACACGTAAGACGGTGGACTACTTCCCTCACTTCTGCAAAAGCGGGCGCACGATCTTCATTCTCGAGAGCCTCTACGGTAACGACGGCTACGCCTTTTGGTACAAGCTCCTCGAGACGCTCGGCGAGAGCGAGGGACACTGCTACAACTGCTCCACGACCTCAAACTGGGCGTTCCTAATAGCCCGCGCACGAGTATCGGACGAACGCGCACGTGAGATCATCGCGACGCTCGTCGAGCTGGGCAAAATTGACGCCGAATTATGGAACGAGCACAGCATCATTTGGGTATCTCGCTTCGTCGAAAACCTCACAGATTTATATCGCAAAAGGTCTACGGAAATACCCGATAAGCCGAGTTTCCGCGGAGAAAACTCACCCTCCTGTGGAGTTTCCGCGGAGAAAACCACAGAAGAGGCGGAGTTTTCGGCGCAGTTATCCGCAAAGGAAAGTAAAGTAAAGGAGAGTAAAGAAAAGGAGAGAACTCTCCACGCACATGCGTGCGAGGAGGTCGTGGCGGCTTGGAATGAGATCCTGGGCGACCGCCTACAGGAGGTGAAGAAGCTCACCGACGAGCGACGCAAAAAGATCCGCCTCCGCCTCGGCGAGCTATCGAAAGACCCGGACGAGGCCATTCGACAGATGCGCTCAATCTTCGAGCGCGTCGGGCAGTCCGCCTTCCTACTCGGCGGTAACACGTCGGGATGGGTAGCGACATTTGACTGGCTACTCGGATCGTCGGCAAACGTCGTCAAGGTGCTCGAGGGCAACTACGACAACAACCGCTCGGCGAAGGCTTCCCACACGACAACAACCACGGCTCAGGGGGTGAAGCTAGGAGTCGACGAGCGTATTGATCCGACGACTGGGCGACGCACCTACGGATCTGGCGTGGCAACCATACCGACCAATGCGCCGGCACGACCATCAGCGCGACATCAGTGGGACGCCTCTTCGGAGACGTGGATCTTAATCTAACCTAACGACGGAGATCAACGATGAAGCAGCGAATACACGTTTTTGCCTATACAATCGCCACGTGTCGGCCTCAAGCTGTTGGCGTGGATACTTGTATCACACGTGTAAAAATCAGGGCTTAGAAAGCGATTATGGAAGTCAAGCATAAAGACTACTCCGAGTTCGGGATCGACATCCCCTACGGCCGTCGCTCGGGAAAGATTAAGACGATCTGCCCACAGTGCCACGACCAGCGGAGCAACAAACGAGACAAGAGCCTCTCCGTCGACCTCGACAAGGGCGTATGGCACTGCCACTACTGCAACTGGTCGGGTACGAACGAGGTACGCGTCAAGGACGACTGGCAAGCGAAAGCCACGATCCGCAAGCAGAAGAAGGTGTACAAGCTCCCCGCGGCGCAGGCCTCCGAGGAGCAACGCCATCAGGTCGGCGCTAAGGCGCTGGCGTGGTTTTCGTCACGAGGCATAAGTGAGCAGACACTACGGGCCCTCAACGTGACGGAGGGCATGGAGTGGATGCCACAAACGGGCAAGCCCGAGAACACGGTGCAGTTTAACTACTACCGGGGCGAGGAGCTGGTAAACGTCAAGTATCGAACGGGGCGCAAGGAGTTTAAGCTCGTATCGGGTGCGGAGCTACTGCCCTACAACATCAACGCTATCGGAGGGACGCCCGAGTGCATCATCACCGAGGGCGAAATGGACGCCCTTAGCTTCGTCGAGTGCGGACGCCTCGACGTGGTGAGCGTACCCAACGGAGCGAACGCAAACCTAGAGTACCTCGACGACTACCTCGAGCAGTACTTCGACGACAAGGAGGTCATCTACATAGCGGTCGATACCGACACTAAGGGGGTCGTCCTACGCGACGAGCTAATGCGACGATTCGGCGCAGAGCGCTGCCGAGTCGTAGAGTACGGTGAAGGGTGTAAGGACGCAAACGAGCACCTAATCAAATACGGAAAGGCCTCGCTCCTGCAATGCCTCGCCGACGCACCAGAGACGAAAATAGACGGTGTGTTCACGATTACCGACTTCGAAGGGTCGCTCGACGCACTGTTTGAGCGTGGCTGGCAACCGGGGGTGACCATCGGACATCCGAACTTCGACGCTCTCTGCTCCTTCGAGACGAAGCGCCTCTGCATCGTGACCGGTATCCCTGGCTCGGGGAAGTCCGAGTTCATAGACGAGATAGCCGAACGCCTAAACGTCCGCTATGGTTGGCGATTCGCCTACTTCTCCCCCGAGAACGCACCCCTCGCCTACCACGCCTCTAAGCTCATCGAAAAGTTCACTGGACGACGATTCTCGAAGTCGAGCCTCTCGAACGTCGAGTACAAGAAGGTCAAGGAACATCTCGAGAGCGACTTCTTCTTCATATCACCGACCGACAGCTTCAAAGTCGACAACATCCTAGAGAAAGCCAAGGCACTTGTAAGACGCAAGGGTATCAAGGCACTCGTAATCGACCCATACAACCGACTCGAGAGTGAGCAGGGAACACGAAGCGAGACGCAGTACATCTCCGAGCTGCTTGACAAGCTAACGAACTTCGCACAGCGCAACGACCTCCTCGTCATCCTAATGGCGCACCCGACGAAGCAGCCACGCAATAAGGACGGCATCATCGAAGCCCCAACCCTCTACGACATCAGCGGATCAGCGAACTTCTTCAACAAGGCCGACTTCGGTATCGTCGTCCATCGCAACCGGCAAGCGAACAACGTAGAGGTGCACGTGCAAAAGGTCAAGTTTAGACATCTCGGGCAATGTGGGACAGCGCTATTCCACTACAACCTCAACAACGGCCGGTACGTCCCATACGTCCAGGATATACTCCCAGTGTGGGACAACGCATCGCACCTAGACCTGGTCGACAGCCGAAACATAGAAGAGGTTAAGGCCTCGACGGCTATCCCGTTCGACTCCGATAGCGATCCCCTTCAGTACGCTACAGGTCTATCAGACTGGGATACCGACGGAGACCGAGCTCCCCTGCCATTCTAACTCGCTCACACAGAACGGGTACAGATAGAACATAACTACTAATCACTAATAATCAGCTAATTATGAGCGAAATCACGACAGCTACAAACGCACCTCTTGCCATTTCGGGTATCGTCTATAATGTCCTCCCACTTCAGACGGGTATGAGCAAGTCGGGCAACGCGTGGCAAAAGCAGGACTTCATCCTCGAGACGATGGAGAAATATCCCCGCATGGTGTGTATCAACCTCTTCGGCGACAAGGTCGAGAAGTTTCCCGTGCAGGTCGGGAGGTTGGTGACGGTCTCCATCGATATCGAGAGTAGAGAGTTTAACGGCCGCTGGTACACAGACGTCCGAGCGTGGAACGTCGTCTACAACGACCATCTGGGCGTTCAAGCACCAGCACCGGCACCAGCACCAGTGCCCACGGCTACCACACCGACGGCTCCGACGGCCGGCCCAACTCCACCCCAGGCGAATAGGGTCGCCAACGGCGCTCCGGCGCAAGCCACAGCCCAAGCGGTAGCAGATGAACTCCCCTTCTAGCCATGAGTGAAAAGCAGTCTACGTATCGCCCTCACGCTTCGAGGAGGGTCGTTATACCCGAGGAGGTATTTCGCTATGTCGTTGACAAGCTCTGCGACGAGAGCAACATGAAGGGAGCGGAGTCTATTTGCATCGAAGCTATCGAGTACTACTCGGTAGCCACGACCCCAAAGACGCTGCTCGTTAAGCTATGCAGAAACGACTACTACAGGTCAAAGAAGAAGCTAATAGCCGAGGCCCGCAAGAAGCGAATGAAAGCCGAAGAGGGCGGATTTAAGAGCTCGAATTGCTGGCTATTTTGGCCTACGTGGAAGCTAATCGAAAAGGGCTACCTCGTCGAGGGCTGACAACCATACCCAGAAAGCGCCCTCCCTGCCGAAAACGTAGGGCGGGCTATACAGAAACCAACACAGACAACGAAACGAAATGAATACACTCGATACACAAGTGGGCGGGACACACTACACCGACCTAAAGAGCCAACCCATCGACCTAATCGCGGCGCTCGAACTAGACTTCCTCCAGGGAAACGTCGTGAAGTATCTCACGCGCTATCGCTATAAGGGTGGAACGCTAGACCTATACAAGGCTAGAGACTACTGCCACAAGGCACACGCCTTAATCGACTACAAGGCTGTCACCGACGACTACCGCACACGCGCTACCTATGCCGTCGAGATGCACTGCGAGGCAAACGGAGCGACGGAGAAGGTGCGCGAGGCTATGCTGAAAGCCATCCTCTACCAGTGGCGCGAGGCGGCGAAGCTGATAGACGAACTCGTAGCCGGCAGCATCATCGAGAGCATCGAGGAGGAGCGGAGGTGCAACAGCGTCGGCGAAGGGGACTTCTACACGGCCGCCGATGGCGACCTCATCCTCGGAGCGACGTACAGCGACGAGGGGCAGTACCGAATCACGGAGGAGCTCGGACAGTACGCCGTGATACACACGGTGCGCGAGCATACTATCCTCAAGAGACGCTACGCCACCATCGACGAGGCACGCGAGGGCGTTATCGCCCTTCGTGAGGCAGACCTCGAGGCGAGGATCGCATACCTCACCGCCGAACTCGAACGCTCACGGAAGAAGCACCCTATCAAGTAGCCTCAATGGCAAAGACCAAGACCAAAGCAAAGGCCTCCGACATGGCCACGAGTGACCTATTCACGGCCCTCTGTCGGAGTGACCTGCGCGTCGCCTGCGTACGGGAGCTGAAGTTCCACCCCGTGCGACGCTGGCGCTTTGACTACGCAATACCAGAGCATAAGATAGCCGTCGAGGTGGAGGGTGGGGTATGGACACAAGGGCGACACACGCGACCCCGCGGTTTCCTCGGCGATATGGATAAGTACAATACCGCTACCGCCCTCGGTTGGCGCGTCCTCCGCGTCACTCCAGACACCCTCACGACGGGCGCAACGCTCGACCTTATCCGTCGCACTATCGAGAGTGCTGACTCTTTATTACACTCCGATAGTGATTGAAATACAATCACTTTAGAGTAATTTTGCAATATGGCAGATACACAACAACAGACACCAACACCCGAGATCGTCAAGCTCTCGCAGGTGCAGGCCAACGCGGCCAACCCTCGCTCAATCACGGGCGCGCAGTTCAAGCGCCTCGTCGATAGCCTCCTCGTTCTCCCTAAGATGCTCGAGCTTCGCCCTATCGTCGTTGGCGCTACGATGACCGCGCTCGGGGGTAATATGCGCTACCGTGCGCTCTGCGCCATCGCCGACATGAGCTACGACGCCATAAGAAACCGCCTCGCACAGCTCCCCGACTTCGTCAAGAAATCGAAGCCTGAGCAGGAGGCGCTCCTCAATCGCTGGCTCGTGTGGCGCGATGCCCCTACGGCCGTCATCCTCCGAGCCGACCGACTGACCGACGCCGAGGCACGCGAGTTCATCGTCAAGGACAACGTCAGCTTCGGCGAATGGGACTACGACGCCCTCGCGAACGAGTGGGACGAAGCGGAGCTGAAGGACTGGGGGCTGGACGTGTGGCAGACCGACGCCGAGGGCTTAGACGACTCCGACGAGGACACGGACTCCGACGACGGCACGAGCGACAACGACGCTCCATCGCCATCGCTCGTCGACCGCTTCATCGTTCCGCCATTCTCGATACTCGACACCCGCAAGGGATACTGGCAGACTCGCAAGAAGGCGTGGCGTAAGCTTATCGGCGATGCTGGAGAAACAAGGGAGGATACGTGTATGACGCAGATCGAGATGAGATACCCGAATATATACTACAATTCGAGGGAGAAGAGAAAGGAGCTTGGTATATCGTTTCGCGAGTACCTCGATAAGTACGTATCGGAGGAGGAGAAGCGTGAGGATAGCAAGGTCTTGACCTCGGGCGTCTCGCTCTTCGATCCCGTCCTCGCCGAGGTGCTGTGTAAGTGGTTCACCCCAAACGAGGCGAGCCGTATCTTCGATCCCTTCGCGGGGGACACGCAGAAGGGGCTTGTATTCGCAACGTGCGGTCATACGTTCCGAGGCATAGAGCTACGACAGGAGCAGGTAGACGTCAACGAGCGAGTGATCGAGGGGCGAGACCTCGATATAGCCTACGTATGCGACGACGGCCGTAACGTCGCTAAGCACGTCGAGGCGGATAGTCAAGACCTTCTATTCTCCTGCCCACCCTACTACAACGTCGAGGTGTATAGCGATCTGCCGAACGACGCCAGCAACCAAGGCACGTACGAGGACTTCCTTCAGATCCTCCGTGACGCATTCCATAGCGCCGTGACGTGCCTCCGCGATAACCGATTCGCCGTGGTGGTCGTGGGGGACGTTCGCGACAAGCGCACGGGCTGTTACTATGACTTCGTCGGCGACGTGAAGCGTATATTCAAGGACGCGGGAATGCCTCTCTATAACGAGGTCGTACTAATCGAGAGCGGTGCGAGTACGGCGCTACGTGCGACAAACTGCATGAAGACGCGAAAGATGGTCAAGTGCCATCAGAATGTCCTCGTATTCTACAAGGGCGACCCGCGGAAGATAAAGAGCCACTTCCCCGCTATCGAGTACACGAGCGAGGAGGAGGCCGATATGGAGGCTACGCTCGAGGCGGACACTAACGACTAACCAAAACGACTAAACAGACTATGGGAAAAGCTCAACAAGCGGGGAACGAAAAGGCAAAGCGAAAACGCGAGGGGCGGCTGGTGATAGTCGCCGAGCTGTACAAGAAGGGCTACTCGTGCCGACAGATCAGCGAGGAGGTGATGAAGCGCCTCGATCTCGCGAGCTACTCGACGAGCGTCGTGCATCGTGACATACAGGTACTGCTCAAGGAGTGGCGCTCGGGGAGGCTCGAGGACATGGACGACGCTATACAGCTCGAGCTCGAACGTATCGACGACACGGTACGCGAGCTATGGGGGCAGTGGGAGCGATCGAAGGAGGCGCAGATCGAGGTGTACAAGAGTAAGCGCGGGAGACCCTCGGGCGGTGGCACTAACGGCTCGGGCGGTGGCCTGCAGACCGTCGAGGCGACCGAAACGGAGAAGACGAAGGCAGGCCTCGGCGACGTATCGTATATCGCCGAGATCCGCAAACAGCTTATGGAACGCCGTAAGCTCCTCGGTCTCTATGCACCCGAGAAGAAGGACATCAGCGGGGGCGTATCGTTCGCCTCGTTCTTGATAGAGAGCGGGCAGATCGACCTCGACGCACCCACGGACGACGAAAGCGACGAATAGCGGGCAATGGCGAAGAAGACACGAACGACGAACAAGGAGGGGCGACTGCGACAGCAGGGCGTCGACCTCGTCGCGTCGTGGCGTGCCGACTGGTGTAAGTTCGCCCGCGAGGCACTCGGCGTAAATCTCGACGAGGAGCAGCAGGCGATCCTGCGCTCCGTGCAACACAACCCCCGTACGTCGGTCGCGTCGGGTACGGCGCGCGGTAAGGACTTCGTCGCCGCCTGTGCCGCCGTGTGCTTCCTCTACCTCACGCCACGATGGAACGCCGAGGGGGAGCTGATCGAGAACACGAAGGTCGCACTCACCGCGCCGACCGACCGACAGGTAAAGAACATTATGATGCCCGAAGTGGCTCGCCTCTTCAACCGCGCGCGCCGTCGTGGCGTCGATCTCCCAGGACGGCTCAACGCCTACGACATTAGAACGAGTAACGACGAGTGGTTCTTGACGGGCTTCAAGGCCGACGAACACAACCACGAGGCGTGGTCGGGCTTCCACGCTGTGCATACTATGTTCATCATCACGGAGGCCTCGGGTATCGGTGAGGACACGTTCGCCGCTATCGAGGGTAACCTGCAGGGAGACTCCCGTATTCTCCTCGTCTTCAACCCCAACACTACCACGGGCTACGCGGCGCGAAGCCACAAGGGCGACCGCTGGGCGAAGTTCCGCCTTAACAGCCTAACCGCCCCGAACGTGCGCGAGAAGCGCATCGTGATCCCTGGGCAGGTAGACTACGCGTGGGTGGTCGATAAGCTCCGCGAGTGGTGTACACCTATCGACGAACGCGACCGCGCCGAGGAGCAGGACGACTTCGAGTTCGAGGGGCAGTGGTATCGCCCCGAGGATCTATTCCGAAAGAAGGTACTCGGGTGCTTCCCGAAGGTCGGCGACGACGTCCTCATCCCCCAGCAGTGGATCGACCTCGCCGTCGAGCGCTGGCGACGGGCAGGAGGACAAGAGCCACCCGCCTACGAGCAGCGCATCCTCGGCGTCGACGTCGCGGGTATGGGGCGCGACAGCTCCTGCTTCTGCGAGCGCAAGGGTAACTACGTCTTCCCCCTTGACTGCCGTAACTCTGGCGGACGTGCCGACCACATGGCCGTCGCTGGCGAGGTACATGCTCGCCGACGTCGCGAGCCTAACCTCATAGTGAGTATCGACACTATCGGGGAGGGTGCAGGCGTGTATAGCCGCCTCGAGGAGTTGGGCGGAGATAGCCGTCTGCTGATCAGTTGTAAGTACAGCGCAGGGGCGAAGATACGCGACCGCGAACTCACCGACGTAACGGGGCAGTACCGCTTCGCCAACCTCCGCGCCTACCTCTTTTGGGCGGTGCGCGACTGGCTCAACCCGAAGAACGACACGGGCGCTATGCTACCACCAGACGACCAACTGGCCGAGGAAATGTCCGAAGTGCGCTGGTCGTTCCGCTCCGACGGGCGTATCCTCATCGAGAAGAAGGACGAGATTAAGAAGCGCCTCGGGCGATCACCCGACCGATTCGACGCCCTAGCCAACACGTTCTACCCGACGCACGCCGTCACGGGTGGCCGTATCGACCTCGCACGACTTAGCACGCTTGTGTAGCGTGCTACCAACATAACGACACTAACAACCAAAACAGAGAGAACTATGTCACATATCAACGACCTCATCAACGACGCCTCCGTGTCCGTTGAGGACAAGATCACAGCCCTCAAACAGAAGACCGTCGACGTACCCGCGTGGGCGGGCAAGAAGAACCTCGAGGGGCAGTATGATCCGAAGTACCACCCCGTGATGGACAAGACGCAGTACCCCGACGTCGTCGGCAAGGAGGGCATCGAGAAGGTAACGCGCGTGGCGCTCGACCTCCAGCGCCTCGCCGTCAAGCGTATGACCGAGTTATGCGTCGGCATACCAGTCAAGCGCATCTACAAGCCCTCCGACGAAAGGCAGAAGGAAGTCGCTCAGTACCTCGAGGCGATCCTCCTACGCAACCGCGTCGATACCCTGAATATCGAGCGCCTAAACATGCTCTTCGCAGGGTGCGAGGTGCTGACGCTTTGGTACGCCACCGAAGCCCCGAACAACGTGTACGGCTTTGACAGCCGCCTCAAGTTCCGCTGTCGTAACTTCTCCCCGATGCTCAGCGATGCGCTGTACCCGCTCTTCGATGAGTACGGTGACCTCGTAGCCCTATCGGTTGGCTATACCCGCAAGGTAGGCAAGTCGAAGATCAACTACTTCGACACCTACACGGACAGTCTCCACGTGCGGTATAGCGACGGAGGCGAGGGCAAATGGGCGGAGGTAGAGCGCGAGGTGACCACCCTCGGGAAGATCCCCGCCGTATATATGTATCGCCCTACGCCTATTTGGGAGAATACGTCGGAGGCCGTCTACGAGATCGAAATGGCGCTATCACGCAACGGCAACTACCTCCGAAAGAACTCGAAGCCTCTGTTTGTCGTTATGGCCGACGAGGTGATCTCCTACGGAGACGAGAAGAGCCAAGACCGAGAGTTCCGCTCCGTGATGCAGTACCCGAGTGGGGCAAAAGCCGAGTACGTGACGTGGGAGCAGGCCGTCGATAACCTCAAGTTCTTTGTCGACAACCTCCGATCGCTCTTCTTCACACAGCTCCAGCTCCCCGACTGGTCGTACGAAAAGATGAGCCAGCAGGCGCTATCTGGTGAAAGCCGTAAGCAGCTATTCATCGACGCGCAGATGAAGGTCACGGACGAGAGCGGCCGCCTCCTCGAGTTCTTCGACCGCGAGCTTAACGTGGTAAAGGCGTTCCTCAAAAGCGCCCTTCCGACGTACGCCGACGCTATCGACGCGCTAATCGTCGAGACGAAGATCACACCATTTGCTATCGGAGACCAGCAGGAGCAGATCAATATGCTCATCACGGCGAGCGGTGGACTGCCTATTATGTCACAGCGCGAGGCAATCGAGGCGCTCGGTCACTCGGAGGACGTCGATCAGACGCTGCGCGAGATAGCCGAGCAGTCACAGGGAGACGTGTTTAACCCATTGGAGGGCGCTATCGGTGGCGAAGCGTAGTAACACCCCAGCCACGAGGAGAAAGGTCGTCACGGGCGACGGGAGCGACGTACGCCGGCAGTGTAGCGACTGCGCACTCATCCACGATCTCGCCTACCCGTCGGCCGTCGACGGACGGCCTACCCTCGGTCGATGTAAGTACAACAAGCACGGCGGGCGCTTCCTCGACCTCCTCTCGAGGGAGGCCTGCCAGCACTTCCAGCAACACAAGGACTAATGGCAAAGAAGCTCATCACACCGCGCCGACGCCGACGCACGGCAGGCCTCGACTACGAAGCCCTGCACCGCCTACACATGGAGGCTTACACGCGTATGATCGCGGGTGCGTATGATAAGGCCATCTATGAGGCCGTCGCCGTCGCTGTCACCATTCACGGCGTCAAGCCTACCGAGGGGGAGATCTTCACCTTCGACAAGCACCCCGCGGCGAAGAAGCGTATCGAGGGCGTTATGGCGGGCCTGCAAAAGCGTATGCAGGGGATCATCGAGCAGGGTATGCGTGCCGAGTGGGCGCTGGCTAACAACAAGACCGACGCCCTCGTTAAGCGTGTGTATGGCAAGAGACTCGAGGCGATGCCGGAGGAGCGAAAGCGCCTACTCCTAAGCAACAACGAGGACGCACGCGAGGCCTTCGTCAAGCGAAAAGAGCAGGGGCTGGGATTGAGTGACAAGGTATGGCGCTATACCTCGCAGTTTAAGGACGAGATTGAAATGGGGCTTGACGTCGGCATACGTGCGGGAAAGTCCGCCGACGAACTCTCCCGATCGCTCCGAGGCTTCCTCCGCGAGCCGAACAAGCTGTTTAGGCGTGTACGCGACGAACATGGACAGCTCCGACTATCGGCACGCGCGAAGGCCTATCACCCCGGGCAGGGCGTGTATCGCTCCTCGTACAAGAACGCCCTACGCCTCGCCGCCACGGAGACGAATATCGCCTACCGCACGGCCGACCACGAACGACAGCAGGCGCTCGACTTCGTCGTTGGCGTCGAGGTGCATCTGTCGGGCAACCACACGCTCAACGGTAAGCCCTTCCGATGTATGTGTGATGACCTCGTCGGCAAGTACCCTAAGGACTTCAAATTTACCGGATGGCATCCGCACTGCCGTTGCTATACGACACCCATCCTCAAAACACCTGAGGAGATGGCCGCTGACACGCAACGGATACTCCGAGGAGAGCCGACCGACGGGCGGAGCGTTAATGCCGTGGGTGACGTCCCCGAGGGCTTCAAAGCGTGGATCTCAGATAACAAGGGGCGTATCGACGGCGGGGCTTCGCTCCCATACTTCATCCGAGACAACAAGGACTACACGGGTGGACAGCCTCGAGCGTCAGCGGAGATGGGTAAAACAAACGCACCGAAAAGAGCGGAAGCGCAGAAGGGCTCGGGGAACAAGGCGTTCGACTACGACAAGGCTAATCCAGCACTCGACGACTACATCAGTGGCAACGCTATGTATCTAAATCGCCACCTCCGAGGAGACGCCGACTTCGGAGATATTACGAGCGAGGAGCGGCAAACGATAGCACTGCTAACCAAGGCGACGACGACGGAGAAGATCGGGGAGCGCACGCTGTGGCGGTCGGTAGACGCCTCCGCTATCTTTGGTAAAATCAGCGACAGCGACTACGACGACCTCGCAGGTCGCATCCTCTACGGCGATACATCTAAGTACACTATGGCCACGACGCAGAAGTACGTCGACGCCGTAGGCGTAGAGGTCACGGAGAGAGGCTTTATGTCCACAACAAAGGACAAGGATATAGCCTTAGATTGGGGAGATTATTCTGGATCGAGCCGCCCTATCGTTATGAAGATTAAGACGTCGCCTAAGACTATGGGCGTAGACGTAGAGAAGTACACACTGAAGCACAACCCCGAGGCGGAGCAGTCGCAACCACAAAAGGAAGTACTGCTGCAGCGAGGCCTACGCTACAAGGTGATCGCGATAAAAGAGCTTGGGGGGCGTATCTGCGTCGAGGTAGAGATCCTCGACACATAACGGCCACCACACGAACAGACGACGAGGGGCGAGCGCTGTATACAACAGCGTCCGCCCCTCGTCTGTGTAGTGTAGTGTAGTGGCTAGGCTTTCTTCCTCGCTCGTCGAGGCTTGCGATGTACTGGCACTCGATACACTATACACCTACGCCCCTCGTATTTGTTCCCTTCGCGCACCTTCGCACGGTGGAGAGACCAAACCGAAAAGCCCACCTCCTCAGGGGTGAACCGGTCGAATATAGCGGCCAGAGAAAAGAAGTAATACGATCTCTCCGTATGCCCATCGGGGGCTTCGTGAAAGCGCACGATGTAGACATACTCTATATTATCGATTCTCATCGTCCCTGGCTTCGTCTATCATTAGGTGGTAGGCCTCGCGGGTAAGGTAGATGTCGTATAGAGCGTCGTGGAGCTTGTCCTCCGATACCGATACGCCCAGCTGTGAGGCCACGGTCGAGAGTTTGAAGTTAGGCATCAGTGGTCGCTCGGCGGGCAGATACTGCGATGCTAGCACCATAACGTCGACGGAGTTAGACCAAAACCACGATCCGAAGTAGTTATCCCCATTTTGCAGGAAGAAGCCCCGAAGGAACTGGTTATCGAAGGCAGCGTTGTTGTAGCCTACGAGGAAGAACTTGTCGGCCTTGTTGAACTTGTTCACGTACCGAGAAAGCATGCCAACAAAGTCTCTATACACGTCCTCCATAGGTGGGTAGGACTCAATCTGCTCTCGTGTGACACCTCCGACAGCTAGTGCCTCGTCCAGTACCTCGGCTTTGGGGTTGGGGCGGACTTTAAAGTCGAAGCGCTCCCGCTCGACGCCGTCGATCTCGATCATTCCGCTGATCTGGTGGATGCCGTGGCGTGCGGGGTTCGTCCCCGTCGTCTCTAGGTCAAAAAATAGTAGTTTCATATTTCATCTGTGTTAGTAGTTAGTCTCTGATACCCAGCATTCGGCACGCTAGGTCTAGGCGGTGCTCCTCGGCTTTTGCTTTAAGCGTGACATCACAGTAGCCTGCCGTTATGTAGCCTGTGATGCAATCTCCATTCGAATGCATCTTTACCGACAGCTCTCCCCAGGTTATTGAGTATTTTACGCCTAGCCATCGCGTTAGATTTTGCAATTGTGCTGTTGCTCCACCCCGTTCTTCTTCCCACTCCAGCGGGTTCTTCGCCAGCTGTTCCTTTACTTCTTCTCGTGTCATTGCTTCTGGTTTTGTTCCTGTGAAAGCTGTTCCTTGAGCAGATCGTTCTCCTTCTGGAGCTTCTTTGCTATCTCTAGCGTCTCTTTGGCGGTTTCTATGGCCTGATTGGTGGCCTTCTCGAAGCCGTAGTCCTTTTTCGATGCCTTGCCGACACACAGACCAGTAACATACCCAGATAGCCATACTATAGTTGTTCCTACTAAGGATACCCCTAAGGTTAGTATATCTGTCGTCATAGCTGTGCGTTCTTGGTTAGTAGCTCCTCTGTGATCTCGAGGGCGTTGGTTTCAAAGTCCCGATGTTTCGTTACACGATATTGCTTAATCGAGGACAGATGTAAACGCTTCTCTTCGTGATAGACGAAATACCCTTTTCTTACGAGTGGGAGGAACAGTTCATACTCTTCTCCCTTTGAAAGCTCGAGGCCTCTGTCACCCAACCGTGGTTCTAAATAGCAGACATGAGATGACTTCAGCCCTTTGATTATCTCCCCTCGTAGCTTCTCCACAAGCCGAGTGCGTATGTGCCACTCCTTGTCGTTCTCGGGGATCTCGGTTGGCGTTACGGCGGTCTCTGGGTCGGCTGCCTCGGCCTTCTTTCTTCTGGCCTTCTCCATTTTGTCCAAAAGGATTACGGTTGCTATAACCGCCCACGCTAGGAGCGCTAAGCAAGCAAAGGTGAGGAGGTCGATTGTGTTTGATACGTTCATTGCTCTCGTTTCTTATTCCAGTATTGATCTTTACACTTCAGACAGCAGAATGCCTGCTGGTAGTACTTCTTCTTGAGTTCTCTGTTGCAGTAAGGCCCGGCGCAGATGATAGATTGCCCCACCACAGCGCCCTTGTTTGACCTGTATTGCTCTTCTTCGGTTTCGTCGATCATGTGCTTGTAGTTTTGTTGTGGGTGCGCCCTGCCCGAGCTACAGTGGTGCAGGTTACCCAAGCAGGGCGCACTCTGGTTAGTCTTCGAGTTCGAAGAACTTGGCTAGCTCTCTGAGGTGGTACTCCTCGACAGATTGCATAGCCTCCTCTTTTGTTTCGTATTCCTTGTCATCTGCATAGCTGTACCACATCCAGTTTGTCCCATGAGAGACGAATGCGTGTCTGTCTATGCAGTTGGTTGGAATCAAAGAGCCGTCCCGTTCGTCCTTCTCCCACACCAGCGGGCGGGCGTGCTTCTTGAGGTCTTCTAGTGTCATAGCTCTATATGATTATGTCGTGGATCTTAGGTAGGGCGGAGATGACGATAAGATCGCCTTCGCCTTCGTATGGTGGTAGGCTTCGACTGATCTCCGCTGACGACCTGCCGTAGAGGATTTGACATCGTTCGAATCTTTCTCCCTTGTACTCATGGACGATATATGCTTTTATATCATCTCCGCACGATAGGATTCTTTCTTCGTCGAGGTGGTCGACTTCGAAGAAGTTAGATTGACTGTCTGGATCCAAATACCTCATGTAATGTCTGTGTCTTCCAGCTTCTATTTCGGCTTCTTCTTCGCTGTCTGCATATACTAGGAGCACGTGGACTGGTAGCCCTACATACTCATGTGCAACCCTGTTGTACAGCGGTACTATGTATATCCTCATAACTGCTAGTATTTCTTGCCGTGCAGGCGTGGACGGGTCTCGTTGTAGCGTATCTTCATCCAGATATACTCAATAAGGTCGATACCAATGTGGTGGGAGGTTAGCTCCAGAGACCTAATGGCGTAGAGGATGGCTGGTCGGTGGGCGTACGTGGCACACAGGTAGCACGCCTCTTGAAGGATAGGCCAAAGTGTATCGGCAAGCGTCGTCTGTCCTTCAATGTGGAATGAAGACACACCTAAATCGGTGATTGTTTCCTTCTCCGAAAGTATTCTGTATTCGATCATATACCCCAGGATGTCGAGGAGGCGGATCACCGTGTCGGCAATCTCTTCCTCTACGGTGCCCTTGACTAGTCTGATGAACTCCTTGACGAACTCTTCGCCCTCGAGGCTTATAAGCCTCTCTATCTGTTCGGGAGTGAGCTTAGCCCACTTCCCTAGGCGGTCGGCTTCGATAGCCTCATGGAGCTCCCCAAAGGCGAGCATGAAATAATGTCCTTCGGTGCGTCTTTTGTCCCAGAATCCCTTAGCTACCGACCGCTGGTGGCAGTCAATCGAGAGGCGTGTGAGCATCTCTACATTATAGATCTTGTAGTCCATTTTTCGTCTGTTATTTGGAGTAAGCCGTCCCGCCTTTTTCCACACTCCCTGCCGACTTGGGGTAGGGGTGCGACACTGCATGAGTGCGAGCGGGACGACCTGTGGTTAGTACTGGTGAGGCGCTGGTATCGCCACCTGAATTAGTTCGCCTTCTACGCCTGCAAAGGTGTAGTGATAGCCTCCCCGTGGGTAGTCTCTACCCCACGCCTCTAGAGCTGTGTCGACCTCGATCTGGGTGAGCCATAATATTAGCCGACAGAATACCTCGACTCGTGTGCTCTCTGTGAGCTTGTATGGTCTCTCTATGGCTACGCCATCTCTAGTCTCCAGCATTACGGGGTATCGCCCCTCACCGATCGCTTTCTGGATCTCTATGATCGCTTGATGTTCCATAGCTTTGTCTATCTGATTCTGTATATGTAGTATGTGTGGCTGTGGCAGACTTCGCTAAAGAAGACTGCACCTTGTGGAAGTCGTACGCCCTCTCTTACCCTGTCTTTTACTATGGACACTAGGAATACCCGATCCCCTTCTCTGAAGTCGGCTTCGTGTACTATCTGGGTTACGTCTGCGCCTAAGGTGTTTGCTTCAGAGACTCTCGCCTTATCTGATAGCATTTTCATTATAGGCTTCACATTTCTTTTGACCTTGTGCCCCATTAGCATCTGGCAGGCGACCTGCCTCATGTAGTGCCTGTATATAGGCGGGTAGCTCCACTGGTGGTCTACACTTGTCTTGTGCCTCTTGTAGAGTCTCTCGACCTCATCCAGATCCCAGAGGATGGAGTACATACTCCCCAGGGGCTCTTCCCTAAGCTTGTCAATCCTGATGTTCCTTAGTTCCATTTCTTCTCGTTGTTTAGTTGCTATTCTGTTCGTTTGGATTTAACTGATCGGTTAAATCTTCACTGCAAAGGTAAGCCTTCTATTTTGATTATGTAAGCATCTGTGCCTAATATTTGCGTAAATATCCGGCATGGGTAGTAGCCTGAAATCGTGTTGAATATCGCATCTCGCACAATGTAAAACACTTAGGTCGGCTTGGCTTCGTCTAAATTGAGTACATTTGCGGGTGTAAACCATTCGGTTTAATTTTTAATCGATCAAAGTATGAAAGAAAAACTTCTCGAGGCACTCCGCGCTAAGTTCCCAGGGCGAAGTGTCATCATCCTCAGTAGGATAGCCGATAAGCTGGCGAATACTACCACCACGCCCGAACAGGTGACAACCGCTGTCGAGGGGGTCTCCGTCGAGATGGTAGATGTAATCGAGAGCTATGGCGACAGCCGCGCCACCGAGGCATCGACAACCGCAGTGGCGAACTACGAGGCTAAATATGGTCTCCGTGATGGCAAGCCAAATACGCCGCCCGAGCCATCAGGCAACGGCAACGAAAACGCACCCAAGGGACAGACGGACGAACCTGTGCCAGCGTGGGCCGCTTCTCTCGACGAGCGCTTAACGGCGCTCCAGGAGAAGCTGAACAAGCGGGACGCAGAGCGGACGGAAACGGGGCGACGACAAGCACTTGAGGCCGTCTACGGACGTCTACCCGAATCGTTTCGGAGGGGGTACGAGCGTATCAAACTCGACACCCTGTCCGATGAGGAGTTCACGAAGCTAGAGGCGGACGTGACGAAGGAGGTAGATCAAATCAGTCAGGAACTGGCAGCTAAGGGTGCAGTCTTCAAAACGCCCAGCGCACACAATGGCGGAGGGGCAGGCACACAGAAGGAGCTCACCAAGGAGCAAATCGACGCAATCAACCACCGCGAAGGTAGGACAGCCGACGGTGAGCAGCCCTTCTAGCGTGCCAGTATCAGATTTACAACCATTAACCAAAAACAGAGCTAACTATGGCAATGACCGTAAAGAGACGTCGCGATGATAATACACCTCGCGTCATCGTGCATAGGGTCGCGGATATTCGCGGCGGTGTGTCTGTCGACACTAAGGAGCTGGGCGGTGACTACCTCCTCGAGGGTACGCCCCTTAGCGCACCAGAGAATGGCGTCTGCCACGCTATCAAGATCGCACGTGTCGCTGGCGATGTCCAGTCATCAGAGACGTCAGTCAAGATCGCCAAGGGGCATAACTTCCGCGTCGGCGACGTGGTAATGGCCGACGAGGCTAATATCGCCACGAAGATCACGAAGATCGAAAACACTGCGAAGGAGTACGATACGATCACGATCAAGGTGGCCCTGGGCGAACTGAAGCAAGGGAGCTTCCTCGTCGAGGCTAAGGAGGAGAGCACCAACGAGTCGGCGCTCAAATACAAGCCCGTGGCCATCTCTGGGCAGGGCGTCGTAATTGAGCCTAAGAGTAACCTCGTCGTCGATGCGTGGGTATTCGCCGTTACGAATGGCCACCCCCTTCCCTCGTGCATCAGAAAGAGCCTTACGGGTGTCCTGAACTACTAACGATAAAACAACCGAATAGCAATGGTAAAAGGAACAATGATCGAAGGCCTAGATGGCCAAATGGTCCAGGCTCGCGTGAACGGTATCGACGCTAAGCCCTTCCTCTTTGGAACGTACTTCCCGATTAAGAAGGTAAACGGTTTCTCGTGGAAGACGCTAGCCAATCAGGTGGCTAGTCTCAACGTTGCGGCCGACATTCACGCCGACGGGGCTACGACACTCCGCAAGGCGCGCCCCCTCTTCGAGAGCGCACGCGGGGACATCCCCTTTATCTCGATTAGTCGAGAGCTAGGCCGCTCCGAGATCAAGGAGTATCAGGTGGCGCTCGCAATGGCACAGGACGCCGACGCGACTAAGCTCGTCCAGTACTGGGGCGAGGACGTCGACTTCTGCTTCAAGGGCGTGCAGTATGAGCTGGAGTATATTGCGTGGGCGCTCGCCTCGAACGCTGGTAAGCTGTCGTTCACGACGACGAACAACGCGACGTTCGCCAACCAGTACGACCTCGACTACGACGTCTACGACTTCCAGAAGCAGAAGACCTCGAAAGACTGGGGTAACGCCTCCTCTGCTGACATCCTCGGCGACCTCCGCAGGTTAGTCAAGCTTGCTAAGGAGAAGGGGCTGAACCCGAAGTTCATCTTTATGAACCTCGACGAGCTGTACAAGGTCTGCTCCTCTGAGCAGATCATCAAGGCCTGCTCTAGCTTCATCGCTAACGCAACAGGTTCGGCACAGACGCCAGACCTAGAGGACGTAAACAAGATGCTAGCTCGTCAGGCCTGGATCAACGGGCTTCAGATCCGCGTCATCGATCAGACAGTCACGCGTGAGTTCAACGATAAGCCATCTGTGTCGGGTAACCCCTTCGCCGACAGTCGCATCATTATCTCCGAGAAGGAGGTACTCGGTTCGACGCAGTACGACCTCCTGCAAGAGAATGTGACCGAGGGCGTCATCCGCATAGAGAGAGGCCACACCGTCATCAAGAAGTACGGCACGGTAGAGCCACTGACCGAGGTAACGCTCGGTCAGGCCGACGCTATCGCCGTACTCGATACGGCGTATCGTAACCTCTACGTTCGCACCGACGCGAAGAACTGGGACTAACATCCGATACAGATTAACGTCGTATGGTAACAATCGCCGAAGCACTCCGAGGGCTCAGCGCCTATCCTATCCCTGAGCGAACGCTCGTAGGGATTGCCACGGCACGCGGTCTTTTGCTTGACGACGACGCCACGCGAGAGGCACTGCGCGGTAGGGCTTACCGCCTTACGTGCGCAGACCTCCTCGTATGGCTCTCCCAAGCGCCGAACGTCTCGCAGGGCGGGCAATCATACAGCTTAACCGACGAGCAACGCAAGGCGCTGCGCAATCAGGCCTCGGCGTTGTATCGTGACCTCGGCGTGGACGACGGCACGGGAGCGGCTAAAGCCTCATACGGCTACAAAGGCACTAACCTATGATCATCGACAACGGAGTACTATACACGCGAGCGGCCACTGAGGCGACGCCATCACTCGATCCAAAGACGGGCTACCCACGCCGTGCAGAGGAGGAGTGCTGGCACAACCCTATCCGCTGTCAATTTCGCGCACGAGATTATAGCAATCTGACGCGCGTTCAGGGAGAGGCTGTTCGCCTCGCCAAGTACGAAATCCTGATCGAGGAACAGCCCTTCACGGCAGGGGTGGTGCGCCTTGAGGACGTGTTCGGTGGCGTCGTGTGTGAGGCCTCCGTTATCGAGGTTGAGCCGTTGCAGGCCGTCGGGCAGATCCGCATCCTAATATAGGAGTTATGCCGATTAAGAGACTGACACGGACGGACGCCGCCGAGAGGTACGTCGGCGAACAGCTCGAGCGTATGCAGCGGGTCATCGTCTACAACCTCCAGTATATCGGAGAGCAGTGCGTCGCTCATGCACGAAGCCTCCCGTCGCCACCCGCCGAGGCGGGAGCATCGCCACATCAGCCTAACTATATCGACCGCACGGGCAACCTCCGCTCCTCGATCGGCTACGTCGTCGCCGTAGACGGCAAGGTCGTCGAGGGCGGGCGCTTCCCGTCGGTAAAGGAGGGCGGCGACGGTGCAGGGCAGGGCGAGGCGTTCGCCTCTGAGATCGTGGCTAGGGACTTCCCCCGCGGAATCGTACTCGTCGTCGTGGCGGGCATGAACTACGCAGCCCACCTCTCCGCACTCGGGTACGACGTGCTCGACAGCTCCGAGGTGCTGGCTGCTAAGCTCGTCCCACAGCTCCTCCAGTCGCTCGGCTTCGAGGTCTCTTAATCAAGCGGGTCACGATGAAACTTACAAGTAAGAAGGTACAGTGCGACGTGCGCGATCTACTCCTCGAGAGCGACCTCGCGAAGGCTATCAACGGCGGCGTCTATCACGCAGGTACACGCCCACGGGGCAGCCGCGCCGAGGATGCGGTCGTCATCTTCACGGGTGGAATCCCCGATCAGGTAGACGAGGGCGTTGTGACGCTCAACGTCTACGTCCCCGACGTCCTCCCGTACGGAGAGGACAACGGCGTGCAGGTCGAGGACTTGCAACGCGTCGAGGAGATTGAGGAGCTGGCGCGTGCGTTCGTCCGCTCGCTCACGGCTGGACGGTCTTGCTACCGCTTCCGCCTACTTCAGACGATCCACAGCGTCGCCGAGCCTTCCATCAACCAGCACTTCGTCGTCGTCAAGCTCGCTTATCGCTACTACGACGGCGTCGAAGATTAGATACAACCATTATCCAACCAATTAACCAACCATAACTATGTCAGTACTTTCATGGGGTAAGCCCCGCATCCAAAAGTGCGCGTCGGTGGCAGGAGTCCCCGACGGCAACTGGGTCGATCTCGATACGCCGAAGCAGGACACGACGAAGCTCACGACAACCGCTGGGCAGGAGGTGACCGCTAACGAGGAAGGCGGCGACGCTATCGATGTCCGCACGGGCAAGAACACTTACGCCCTCGAGTTCGACCAGTTCGTCAAGAAGGGCAAGGCTCGTGACTTCGAGGATGAAGACGGACTTGTCCCAGGCGAGTTCGCTATCCGTCTCATCCCAGAGGACGAAAGTGCGGAGGGTTTCGTTATCGACCGTGCAACGATTCGCGTCGAGGAAAGCTTCTCCGTAACTGATGGTAAGCTGCGCCACGTCGTAGTCAAGGCAATCAAGCCCGCCGCGGGCAAGACGCTCAAGCCTTACACGCACAACGGACTCACGGTCTCGCTGAGTGAACTCTTCTTCACGAACGCAGCCGACACGACGGGCAAGGCTATCACCGTGACATCTACGGCCAACCCAACGGCCGTGTCGAGCGAGCGCTGGGCAACGGCCGAGACCTCGGGCAAGACCGTCAAGGTTAAGGTCGAGGCTAACACGACGGGCAAGCTCCGTAAGGCGGTTGTCACGATAACAGCTGACGGCAAGAGTGCACTCGTCGAGGTAACGCAGATCCCCGCATAACGACGGCCGCCACCAGCGGTCAAGAGGTGCAGGCGCTTAGGCCGCCGCTCAACTCTGTGTGAGTGGTAAGTGGGTGCAACTCCCACCACCTCGCCAAACGTCCAACACAACAGATACACTATGAACGAACAACAGCAGACAATAGAGCAGCGCGTCGGCGCTACGCTCCTCCAACAGCCACGACAGATCAGTATAGCGGGCAAGACGTACAGCGTAGCTCCTCCGACCATTGCGACACTCATCCTCGCATCGGAGGCGATCTCACTCCTACCTCAGGAGTACCTAGATGAAGAGCATATCGTCGAGGAGACGCTACGCATCGCCAAGGATTGCCGAGTGCTGGGCGACATCCTCGCTATTCTAATCCTCGGCGCTAAGGGGCTGACCGAGGAGCGTACGACCGAGGAGCGCACGTTCTTCGGCCTTCGTCGCCGTCGCACGGTGCGGAAGATCGACCGAAAGCGTGAGCTTGCCGACGAGCTTCTAGAGACACTCGCACCGAGGGATCTGTCTCGCCTAATCTCCGAGCTACTGAGAGACCTGCAGCTAGGCGATTTTTTCGGAGCTACCACTTCCCTCCTAGAAATCAACCTGACCAAGGCGACGCGGGGAGTGGAGAACGAAACGACAGCCCATGGGCAGTCGTCGGAGGTATAGCCAAGGCCTACAACCTACCCATCGACTACGTCCTGTACAATCTATCCTACCCTAATCTGATAATGCTCGGGGCGATCATACCGAGCTACCAAGGGGCAAAAGAGAAGAAGGACGAGGAGGTAATAAGAGAGGGAGACGAGCGGCACAAATCAGCACTTCGGGAGCTACTCGAAAAGGCTGACTAACAGAAGGAAAAACAGATGAACAGCGAGGACGGAAAGAGCTACTACGGCATAGGACTTGACAATAGTCAGTTGAGGCGGGACGCTGAGGAGGCAAAGCAGATACTCACCGACATAGATCGGACAGTTTCTGATGCCACAGAGAGCAGCGTGGAAAGCGTCATTGGCAAGGAGTCTGCCGGAGTCGCTAGGCTATCAGATCAGATGCAGACGCTCGGGCGGAAGGCGCTCGAGCAGAGCGACCGTGTGAAGGAGCTACTAACCAATATACCAACCGTCAACATCGACTTCGTCAGCAACGCCGACGACACGGCTCAGGCTATTGAGCAGGCGTTCGCTGAGATTGACCGCGCCTATGAAGCGAACAAGCGAGGGGTCGTCGAGCTCGAGGCCGAGTATCGTCGTCTTGCCGAAGAGCAGCGCAAGGCCAACAATAGAGGTGACGGAAAGACGGCCGCAGCATTACGTGAACAGAAGTCGGTCGTTGAGCAGGTTATCGGAACGCGTAAAAGGTTGCTTGTTGAGATCGAAGCTACAGCCGACCAGCTACACAAGGAGGAGGAAAGGCTTCGCAAGCAGGGTGAGCAGGCTAGAGCTTCGGCCGAGAAGCACGTATCGCTCCGACAGAGGCTTCGCGAGATTAAGACGGCGCTTGTGGAGTTGGAAGCTGCTGGTCAGAGAGGGACAGCTCAGTACCAAGCTCTACAGGCGGAGGCAGCGCGCCTTACCGACGCGTGGGCGGACGCTAGCGCTCAGGCTACTATTCTCGCACACGACCAGCGCGGGATGCAGGGCCTCATTTCTGGTTTGTCCGGTCTTTCTGGTGCTGCCTCGGTGGCGCAGGGTGCTATGGGGTTGTTTGGCGCAGAGAATGAGAAGCTACAGCAGATCATGCTCCGCGTACAGAGCGTAATGGCTATTACGATAGGACTGCAACAGATCCAGCAGACCCTCAACAAGGATAGCGCCTTCTCGCTCGTGACGCTCAACAGCCTAAAAAAGATATGGAACAAGCTCCTCGGCGAGAGCTCCGTGAAGCAGTCCGAGGAGGTCGTCAGCACGACGGCGTCTACGGTGGCCACGACGGCCAATACCGCAGCCACGACGGCCAATACCGCAAGTAAGACGACGAACAACGCGGCGGCCACTACTGGCGTCACGGCACAGCGCACGCTGGCAGGCTCAACCGTCCTCGCAACGGCCGCCACGACAGCACAGGCAGTAGCAACTCGTGCTGCATCGCTTGCTCTGCGAGGACTCAAAGCAGCGCTTATCTCGACGGGTATCGGAGCGCTCATCGTCGCCGTCGGTGAGCTGGTCAGCTGGCTCTCGAGTCTCGCATCGGCAACGTCCGAGGCTGAGGAGAGGGCTAAGCAGATGGCCGAGGTCACGTCGAAGGGAAACGAGGCCTACGTTAAGGCGCGCGTCGAGATCGACAACTACCGGCTGAAGCTCGAGCGTTATAGCGGATCGAAGGGGCGGGAGAAGCAGATCGTCAAGGAGCTGAACAGCAAGTACGGCGAGGCGCTCGGCTACTACAAGAGCGCGGCTGAGTGGAAGCGAGTGCTCCAGGAGAAGGGCGAGGCCTACGCGAATACGATGCTCCGTGAGGCTGAGGCGCAGGCCGTACTCTCCAAATACACCGAGGCTTATATCGCGCTCCAGGACGCGAAGAATAAGAAGGCATCCGAGTATGGTAGCTGGTATACGTCCGATGCCCGCGACGAGCTGACCAAGAAGCGCGCTATCGAGAAGCTACAAAAGGAGGCCGACGAACTCGAGGCCACCTACCGCAAGGCCTTCGCCGACGCTGAGCAGACGAAGCAGACGGCGAATATCGGAGGCCACGTCGACCCCACCGCCGTAAAGTCAAAGACGAGCGGTAAGACGTTCGACCCCGCTAAGGCGGCGCTCGAGGAGAAGCAGGCACGCGAGGCCTACGCCAAGGACGCGAAGAAGTACATCAAGGAGGCGCAGGACGAGCTGACGAAGCTCGCTATCGATGCGCAGGAGGCGGGTCTGACGCGTGAACTCAATGAGATCCGCCAAGGTACGAAGAAGCAACTCGAGGCCCTGAACGACCGCTACGAGGCAATCGCCGAGGCGCGCAAGGCCGAGGCAAAGGCTATCTACATGAGCAAGAAGGGCGCTACCGAGGTGGGCTGGGCAAACAGCACCGAGGGGAAGCGCACGACGAAGGACTGGCAGGAGGTCGTCGCAAAGGATAGCCCCGAGGTCGCACGCCTCTACGATGGTATGTGGAAGGCGGTGACTGCCAACGGCGAGCGCGCCATTAAGGAGGCCCAGCAGAAGTACCACGACGCTCTCATTGACGAGTTCGGCTCGATCCAGGATAAGGAGGATAAGCTCCTACGTGACTGGTCGAAGCGCCTAGCCACAATACCTGTCGAGTTTCAGGATGAAGCCGTGCGAAAGATGGACGAGGAGCTCTCCAAAATCTCTAGTGAGCGCTTCCGCAAGGCTATCGACTGGGAGAGCGTCTTTGGCGATCTGACGAAGCAGTCGCTGCCCGTCCTCGAGTACACACTCGGCCGAGTGCGCCAGTACTTCGAAGCGAATAAGGGCGTGCTGTCGACACAGGAGATCAAGGACTACCAAGATGCGATAAAGAACATGGAGGCCGAGATCGCAGGGCGCAATCCCTTTGCCTCGCTCCATAAGGCTATACGCGACATCGCACGCGCTAAGACGGAGTACTCCGACGCTATCGCCGCAATGGTCGCCGCACAGGAGCGACTGACCGAGGCGCAACTGGTGTACAACGAGGCACTGCGCGATAAGACGGCGGTGCAGGACGCGCACGAGGATCACACGACGCCCGAGTTCCTCGCTGCGATAGCCGAGGCGAACGAGAAGCTAGCCAAGGCGCAGAAGGCTCAGGCCAAGGCTCAGGACGAGAGCGACAAGGCCGTCCGTCGTGCGATGCAGGCGCGCAACGGCATAACCGCCTCGTATGCCAACCTTACGACGAGCCTCCGCAACGTCGGTGGTGTGCTGAAGGACGTAGGAGGCAAGGCTAAGCTACTCGCGTCGATCTTCTCCACCGACGTAGCCGACGGCCTCTCACAGGTAGTAGACTTCACGGGCGAGGTCATCGACGCCACCTCGTCGGCGATACAGGCAATCGGCGACGTCGGCAAGAGCGTAGCCAAGGGCGTAGCAGATACGGTACAGAGCGCTTCGGCTGGAGCTACGGCGGCCGCTTCGGCAGGGGCTACAGCCGTCTCGACAGTGGAGAAGGCCTCCGCCGTGCTCGCTGTCATCTCCGCCGCGCTCCAGGTTGCCACAGTGATAGCTAACCTCTTCAACAGCGACGGTAGGAAGCAGAAGACCATCGAGCGTCTTCAGTCCGAGATCGACCAGCTTCAGTGGGAGTTGTCGAACACGGGAGCAACGCGCCTAAGCGCCGAGTACGGCGACGCCCTCGAGAAGGTGCGCGATCTCTACGCCGAGACGCGCGACGAGGTTATTGAGCTTCGCAAGGAGAGCGTCGCAACGGGCAGTGCATGGGAGCGTATGTTCGCCGTAGCACGCTCCCGCGGGGAAGTCTTCGCCAAGACCGTTGAGAAGATCGCCGACGCCTACGCGAATATGAGATACACGGCAAACAAGGCACTCGGTGAGGCTCGCCTGGACGACGGCCGCGCGAAGCTCGAGAACCTCGCTAAACAACAGCTCCTCATTAAGGAGCAGCTCGAGGCCGAGCAGGGGAAGAAAAAAACCGACAGTGGTAAGGTCGCCGAGTATAGGCAGAAGCTGTCCGAGATAGGTAACCAAATGGCCGAGGCGCTGAATGATCCTCTAGAGAAGATCATCGGAAGCTCGGCGGAGAGCCTAGCAAGCGAACTCGGTAACGCCTTCTTCGACGCTGCCAAGGCGGGTGAGGATGCTATGGAGGGTTGGCACAAGAAGACTAACGAGATCGTCGGCGACATCGTCCGTCGTATGCTCGTCACCAAGTATCTCGAGCCACAGCTCGGGGAGCTATTCAATAAGTACAAGTCGAAGTGGTTCAACGAGAAGGGGGTATTCAATGGTATCGATGCCGTGAATAGTTCGGCCGCCGAAATGGCTTCCGAGATAGGCCGTATTGGCGAGAGCTTCGGGCAGGTGTACGGCACACTCGATGAGAGCCTCAAGAAGTTTGCTAACGGCGACGGGGGGCGCACGCCGTCACAGAAGGGGATAGCCACAGCATCGCAGGACAGCATCGACGAGCTCAACGGCCGTATGACAGCTATCCAAGGACACACCTACACTATCGCAGAGCATACGCGCCAGCTGACGACGACGACTGGCCTCATCCTTCAGAGCGTCGTCAACATCGAGAGCGAAACGAATGGCTTTGGCGCACGTCTAGAGCGTATGGAGGCTAGCGTCAAGCGCACGAGCGATACACTCGAGGAGATGGCACTAACGGGTATAAAGATTAAGTAACGGACATATATAGACAATGGACGAGAAGAAGATCATCGCACGCCTCTATAATGGCTGGCGCGAGGCGAAGAACAAGGCAGAGCGCACGGCACGGCTCGAGGACGACATGATCCTCGCACGCCGTCTCCGTGCCTGCAACGTATTCACGGGCGAGGAGGAGACCATAGCCGAGGTAGTTGCGAAGCTACACAGCGTCGAGGGGCTGGAGTTCCTACTCCTCACGGGCTTCCCGTCGCTCGAGCTATTCCGCGAGTATAAGGAGGCGCTCCCCGAGGGTTGTGGCGTGTACGTCGACGCGGGAGAGATCAACCTGCACGACGCCCTCGACGCTATCCTTGTCGGCGATACGCAGGTCAAGGCTACCTACGAGCAGACAGAGTGCCACAATCTGACGGCCGTTTACGGCGCGACGGCCAACGTCGACGCCTTCGAGTGGTCGGTTGTTCGCCCACGATACGACGAGGCCTCAAAGATGGAGGTACGTAGCCACGATAGCGCGATCATCTTATGACGGCAACGGCTCGCATCATCGTCGACGGCGTCGATACGTTCGACCACTTCGGGGTATTTGCCCTCGAGACGGGGCTGAACGACCTCCTCGCCTATCCGCCACTGAAGCCCGTAGAGGCTAACGACTGGCACGAGCAGGAGGGGATAGACGCCGACCTATCCGCACCGAGGCTCAACGGCCGCGAGGTGACGATAAAGATAGGCGCGACGGGTACACTTGGCGCACCGCAGACTATAGCCAAGATTGACGACTTCCTCGCCTTCCTCCGACAGCGTGTGTATAGGGTGTTCCGCTTCGCCTTCCTAGGCGGACGCGAGTACACGCTTCGTCTAGTCGGAGAGCCAAACCTCACGATCGCACAGGCGCTCGGCTTCGTGACGCTCAAATTCGCCGACGACTATCCACTCAAAGGCTACACGTATAGAGCGCCACAGAGCGCCGTACAAGCGTCGACTGACTACCTCGTGGACGTCCAACCCCTTACGGCCTACGGCGCACGCGTCACCGAGGGGACACTGGCGGAGTTCGCACGACGTGCCGACGTCAAGACAGGGCTGACGCGCAACATCGCCACCGCACACGGCATAATAGGCGACGATAGGGGAGTAGTCAGGCAAAAGAGTAAGGAGGTCAAGGTTCGCCTGCACTTCCGCGCCGAGACGTTCGCCGAGCTTTGGCGTAACTACGACGCACTGCTGTACGACCTAACGCGTCCAGGCTCGCGCACAATCCGAGTGCGTGACCTCGGCAATCGTGACTACCAAGCCTACTACAAGAGTGCACAAGTGACGGCCTTCTACCCAGACGACCGTCCGTGGCTCGACACGACGCTCACACTCGTTGTCCTGCGCGAGCCAAATTAACAACTACACTAACCGCAACAGAGCTATGATTATCTACGACAGCAAAGGATCGAGGATGCTCGACGTATCCGTCGACGACGCCAGCTTCCGCCACCGGGCTATCAAGGGCGATAACACGCTGACGCTCAAGTACTCGCTCCCCGATCACGTCGAACTCCCTAGAGGGGCCTGGTGTGAGTACCAGAGCGAACGGTATGAGCTCCTCAACCCCGAGGCAACCAAGATGCACCACACGCGCAACTTTGAGTACACGGTCACGCTCGAGGCTCGCCAGTCACGCCTGAAGCTATGGAAGTTCCGCAACAACGTCGACGGCCGCCTCAAATTCACCCTGACAGCTACACCGCGCGAACACCTCGAGATGCTCGTCGACAACCTCAACGCACGAGACACGGGCTGGACGGTAGGCGACTGTATCACGACGCCCGAGAAGCTGGTAAGCTACGACCATAACTCCTGCTGGGATGCTCTCGGGAAGATGGCTCAGGAGTTCGCAACCGAGTGGGAGATTGCCGACAAGCGCATCTCGCTCCGCAAGGTTGAGTACAACAAGACTAACCCGCTGGCGCTTGCCTACGGATTCGGCCGAGGCCTCAAGACGGGCGTCGGGCGCACGGCCTCGGGCAAGACACCTACGGAGATCCTCTTCGTCCAGGGTGGCGACCGCAACATTGATCCAGCGAAGTACGGAGCAAAGACACTACATCTACCTAAGGGTCAGACGCTAGCCTACGACGGATCGAAGTTCGAGGGAGAGGTGGGCTTCGTAGCAGCTACCGCACGACGCTACAAAGTAGACGCCGAGGGGCTCTCGATCAGCCGAGCTGACAAGGATCTAGAGACGCGCGCCGAGGATAGCTTGGGCGCCACGGAGATCTACCCGAGCCGTGTAGGAGTAGTAGGTAGTGTGGTCGCTGTCAATACGGCGAAGCACTTCTACGACATCGTCGACGCCTCGATACCCGACGCACTCGACTACGAGAAGGCGCTAATCGCAGGGGAGACGATGACTATCATCTTCCAGTCTGGACAGCTGGCAGGTCGCGAGTTTGAGGTCAAGTACCACCATAAGACGACGAAGAAGGCGGGCAAGCGCTTCGAGCTGATCCCCCAAGAGATCGACGGCGTCACGATGCCGAGCGAGACGTTCAAGCCAAAGGCGGGGGATAAGTACGCCGTGTTCCACGTTGCACTCCCACAGGCCTACGTCTCCGACAACGCCACGAAGACGGGGGCAGAGTGGGAGCTGTTCAGGCAGGCCGTCCGCCACCTCTACGACAACGAGGAGCAGAAGTACACGTTCACGGGCGAACTCGACGGCCTATGGGCTAAACGCGACTGGGTGAACATCGGCGGGCGCCTCATCCTCGGCGGTTACGTCTCCTTCCGTGACGATAGCTTCGCACGCGACGGCGTCCTCCTCCGCATCGTAGGTATTAAGGACTTCGTCAACGCACCGCACTCGCCACTCCTAGAGCTGTCGAACGACGTCGTCGGATCGTCCTTCTCGGGAGGCCTGCAGAAGCTAAGGGACGACGAGGCGCTTGTCGAGGAGTATCACAAGGAAGCAATGCAATTCACCAAGCGCCGATTTAGCGATGCGAAGCGCACAACTGAGATGCTCATAGAGGCCGCTCTAGACGGCTTCACAGGGAAGGTATCCCCCATAGTAGTTAAGACGATGCAGCTGCTGGTCGGTGACGAGAGCCTGCAATTCCGCTTCATCGACAACCGCACCAATCCAAAGAAGGCCGCGCACAACATCACCTTCAACAAGGCGACGCGCCAACTGATCATACCCTCGGGGACGATCCAGCACCTCACGATGGGCATAACGACGCTAAGCTCGCGACACGCGCCGAGCGAGTACAAGTACTGGGACATTCAAGGCATCACGTCGGCGCGCCTCGACGAGGCCGACAAGAGCTACTACATCTACGCGCGCGTCGAGGCTAACGGCACGCGCGGCACGTTCCGCATCGAGGAGCAGTCGCGACGTATCGACAGCGAGGCGGGGGCGCACTGGCTACTCCTCGGCCTGCTCAACGCCGAGACCGACGGAGATCGCTCGTTTGTAGCAATGTATGGCTACTCCGAGGTACTCCCCGGGCAGATCCGCACGGAGAAGATAGCCACCCCCGACGGAACGGCCTACTTCGACCTGCAGAGCGGGGTGATCGCCTCGAAGTCTATCCGCTTTGTCTACCCCGACGGCTCGCTCCGAGAGTACCCCAACGACTACCTGCACAAGTCGATCAGGGAGGGTAGCACGGAGATACAGGGCGGTCTAGTGCTAGGCTCAATCATCGGGGCTAAGGACAACACAGGGGCGGTAGTCTCCTACCTCTCTGGCACGGCTAGCCTCCCCGCCTTTGCGTGCGGTGTCACGGGCTTTGGTACGCCTGGCTACAAGGCAATCACCGAGCTCCGTCACAACGGCACGGGGCACATAGGCGCTATGCATATCGAGCAGGGAGGCGAGGTAGTGACCTTCCGCCCCGAGGGTAGAGGCTACACTACGGTGCGTATCGGAGGGGGACAGGCCAAGCTAGAAGATCTCAAAAGTCGCTCTGAGCAGGATAGCCGAGGGTCGGTGCAAATACCACGGCAGGATCACAACCTGACAGACAAGGAAGTACGTAAGACTGTCACGCTCGTATCTACGGCCGTGCGTGTGCTCAACGCTGGGTCTACGATGACGCTGAGCCTACCTGTGTCTATAGACGCACATAGCTACACCAACTGGTACGCTGAGGTACATAGCAAGGTAGAGGTCTCGGTCAAGATGGAGAGCTCCACTGGTGACATCGCCTACAGCAAGTTCATCGGCCTCTCCTTCACCGAGGAGATCGACTACAAGAACCCAGGGAAGCCGGGGAAACAATGGAATGCAACTCTGGAGAAGACGCTGGAGGACGAGATCGTCGGGCTACAGGACGACATCTACACCCTCAAGGTCGAGGCCTATATGTCGGTAGACTACATTAAGGACGATTTCCACCCAGACGAGTACGCCAGTATGAGGCTATCAGCCAACCCAACAACTGGGGAGTACAGGATCAAGGGGGTCAATAGCTCAGCCCGTGAGGTGGTATTCAGCCAGCAGGGGATGAGTGCCTTCTTCGGCAAAAAACGATTCTTCTACCTCCAGGGGCAGGCGACTGGTGGTGATGATACCTTCCTCACGGTTCGGGGAAAGACCGACATGCCAGGCGTGCTCCTAGGTGGGCGTGTCGAGCCACGCTCCGTCTCCTTTGAGCATACGTGGGGGGCGAAGCGTGACTCCCTACGGGTAGATCGTATAGGGCGAGGTCTGTACAAGATCTACCACGCTATCGGTCACAAGCAGTACACCGTGGTGTGCAACGCAGCTGGTAACGGAGGGCACAACGCCAGCTACGTAGAGATAGAGGCCAACTACTTCACGATACGCACCAACCACGACAACGGCACGTACGACGACGTATGGTTTTCCTTCGTGGTGATCGGAGAAAACTACGTATAGTAGACACAATAACCTATTAACCAACCTATTAACTAACCAAAACCTATGTTCAAATTCTTTTCCCCCGAGGAGGCGCAGGAGACGGCAACGCTGATGGCGGTAGCTCTGCTTATCGTGCTGGCTGCCGTGATCATCGATACGATCTCTGGCGTAATGCGCGCAAGGCGAGCGAAGCAAAAGATCCAGTCGAGCATCGCGCGCCGCGTGTTCGGAAAGCTCCTCATCTACTACCTCGCCATCGCTATGTTGGCGCTACTCGACGTCCTACTGTTCATGATCGACCTCGAAATGCGTATATCGATACCCGAGCTTCCATATCTGACCGTCTTTGGGGCTATCGGGGCAGTGGCAACGGAGGGCTGGAGCGTGTGGGAAAATCTACCGAAGCACGACACGAACTCAATTAAGAACAGCGCTAAGCAGACGCAGGAGCTGGCAAAGGAGCTGGCAAAGGCGATAAACGAAGTCCGAAACCTATCAAAAACGGAGTAGACATGAGCAAGTACTTTACACTCGAGGAGCTGACGAGAAGCCAAACGGCCGCGCGCCTCGGCAAAGACAACACGCCCAATGCCACGCAGAAGCGAGACCTCCTGCGACTGATGGACTACCTCGACGGCATCCGTGAGGAGTTTGGCGAGCCAATCAAAGTAACGTCGGGCTTTAGAGGCTGGAAGGTCAATGAAGCGGTCGGCGGAGTAAAGAACAGCCAGCACCTCGCTGGGCAGGCCGCTGACATCGTGCCAGCGAAGAGCCCCGAGCGACTGCGTGAGCTGTTCGACCTCATCCGCAAGAGGGGAGGCTACCAGCAGGTGATCTTCGAGCGCAAGGGGCAGAGCGTTTGGGTACACGTCGCAATCCCACCGCTCGGCGAAATGCCGAAGCAGGAAGCGATGACGACTAACGACGGCAAGAACTTCGTCCGACTAAAGTAGCTAACAGCAGGGCGGGCGGTGACGTGAGGCCTCCGCCTGCACCTGCCAACGTAATCACAGCCTCACACAACGTAATCAAATCTTTATGAACGCATTAAAAAAGGGTGCCTGCCAGCAGAATACGGCAACGCTCCCACTCGCACAGCGAGGAAGTGACACCCTTATCAGAGTAGCTCTTGTAGCCAGGCCATCGGGGAAGGCTATCGATCCTACCACCCTCGATGCGCTACGTGTGAGTGTCAAGAGTGAGCAGAGTCCGCAGTGTGCCACGATCCCATACACCATCTCCAACGGAGAGCTTGTGGTAGAGGTTACGGCGGACATCTCGCGCCTTCTCGGGCTTGGCGTATATACGCTCGTCGTCACAGGTCGCAAGCCCGATAAGGACTACGCTGACGGCTACCACGACTACGAGATCGTAGCACCGCTCTGTAAGGTTGTGAAGATTGCCACCGAAGCCACCACCGACTGCATCACAGCGCAGGCGCTCGAGGCTCTCCGTGGAGAGCGAGGTCTATCCGCCTACGAGCTGGCCGTGCAGGAGGGCTTCACGGGTACGCTCCAGGAGTGGCTCAAGAGCTTAACCCCTGTAGTGCCTACCCCTGCCCCCGCTGGCGACGTAGTCTCTCTCGAGGAGTTCAACAAGCTCAAGGCCACCGTCAACTCACTGTCGGTACAGCAGATCCCCGAGGATAAGATTAAGGCTATCCTGTCAATTATTGACAATATGTTTATGCTAACAAGCGTGACCATTGACTCTTATACTAAAAATCTAGGAGACTATGAGGTGAGTGAAGCCATTAAACCATATCGTGACAAGATGATCAATGGTGTCCTCACCCTACTTAATCGTGACGCCTCAAACGGGGATAGCGTCAAGGAGGCAGAGAATCTTATCCCCTCGTCTGATTCCGCAGATAAGCTCTTTGGGGCGATCTCTGAGTACGTTGTAGATACCCTCAGGCAATCTCAAGGACAACCCCACCCCTAGCGGGTACTAAGCAGAGAGGAGGCGGGGATCACTCCCCACCTCCTCAACACTGAATTTGAAGCCAACCACGGGGATAGACTCCGTGTTGGTTGCATCAAAGGTAATCAAAAGAAAGATATGGGAACGAGAATGACGAAGCTAAAGATCCTACTGCTCTCTATCGTGATCGCTCTGTTGCTGTTCGCCAGCTTCGGGTGCGGGGCGAAGAGACGAGCTGAGGTGGTAGAGCGAGTGAGAGATAGCGTACGCACCGAGGTGCGCAACCGCACAGAGTGGCGGAGGGATACGGTCTACATAGAGATACCCAAACAGGTAGCCGAGCGAACGGCAAAGGACACGTTGAGCCTACTGGAGACAGACTACGCCCTCTCTGTGGCACGTATCCTACCGAGCGGGCTACTCCAGCACCGCCTGGAGAACAAGCCCCAGAAGCGCCCGCACGAGGCTCAGACGCCTATTATTTACCGGGATAGCATAGTCTACAGAGATCGCAATAGCGTGCGCACAGAGACTAAGGAGGTGCGCCTACCGCTAACCAAGTGGCAACGATGGCAAATGAGAGGCTTCTGGCTACTGCTCTCCGTTGGGGGACTGTGGCTTGGCTTCCGCTTCCGCCGTCTGTGGCTACCCTTTGCTATGAGGGTGCTGAGGCTCTAATGGCCAAGACCTGGCCAAGATTTAGGCGGTTTATGTACACGTGGAGCGTTGTATGTACATGCAAGTCGCTGTATCGTAGGGTATTGCTAATGTCCAAATACCGACCATTTGCGTGACCCCACGAAAAAGGTTTGCGGAGTGTTTGGCGGTCTCAAAACTTTGCCTACCTTTGTTGTGTAGATGGTCTCGACCTCTACGCTGTCCACCCTTCGGGGTGTGTGAATTGAAACGACAGGAATAAGTGTCTAGCACACTTTGTCGCACCTAGCAATAGGTGCGTGAATTGAAACGAGCGTAATAGCTCACAGATGTACGTGGCTAACGTCACGCAACGTCAAAAAACAGAGCGGGGAGGTCTTCGGACTTCCTCGCTCTTCTTTTGTGGTTGGTCTGTGGCCTACTAGTTGTACATATACTTCTGGCGCTTGGCGCTGATCTCTCTGTACTTAGCCTCTGGAATTCTTACTATGATCCCACCCTTGCCGAACTGCTCAACTACGTAGTCTAGGAGGTAGTGGAGGGAATGGATCTGCGCCTTTGCTCGTTCGATCTTCTCGGGGGCTGCGCCATTATCCGTAAGCCTCTTCAGGGTAGCTTCGCTTTTTTCGATCTCTTCGTATACGTCTTCTTCATCTGGGAGGTACACCTTCCCTTTGAGGATGTTTAGGATTGTAAGCTCCATACGATACGTGAGGTAGTAGTCCCAGCTCTCTCCTTCGGTCTTTTTACGGGCCCCGTCTGGGATGTTGACGCTGTAGTCTTCAGACATGAGGCGCGTGTAGTATCCGGATCTGTCGATGGTCTTGGCCTCTTCGATCAGTTCGACCACTGTATCTGCAAAGGCCTGCGCCTTCGCCGTGTTCTTGAAGATGTACCCGCCCTCTCCGAAGGTAGAGTAGTAACCGTCGTTCTTTCTAGCTACTGCAATCTTTCCCTGCATGCTTACGAGTCGTTCCGATTCGTCGGTGAAGTTGACTACATAGATCGTCTTGTTGTACTTTTCGTGGATCTTCTCTTCGATCTTGTAGATGGTCTTGTTCGTTTCCATTTTCTTTCGTTGCTTTTTAGTTGTTGTTCTGTTCGTTTTGCTTCGGGGCTTCGTTGTTCCCCTTTCACACTACAAAGATAATACATTTTTGTGTACCACCAAAAATTTCGGAAAACTTTTTTGAGAGGGGAAAAAGCAGATAGGGGAAGCTACGAGAGCTCCCCCTATCAAAAACGAACAGACGCTACACAACTAAAGTAGCATCTAGCCTTCACAGGCTGAGTGCAAAGATACGTAAAATATCCCTGCAATTAAAAGCCCGCCCCAAAGCCGTCACCTCGGGGCGGTGCTGTATATGCTGGTGTAGTCCGGCGGTTACCTTGCCTTCCCCTTTCTCCACCCTTCGCCGAGGCGCTTGGTGAGCTCCCTGGCTATCTGGCTCTGTAGCCTTAGTAGTGGGCTCTTGTCCAGTGGGGCGTTAAGGGCTAGGCTTATCTCATCGTGCCACTTTGTCAGCCTATCGTCGCTCATCGACTTTATTCTTTCCCCCTGGTCGGCGTAGGCGTAGACTCTTCGATCGCTGAGGTATCGACCCTCCCAAAATGGGTGAGTGTACTCGGCGGAGGTCACGTAGTACCCAGCCCCGTATAGCCCTAGGTATAGATATGCTTCCTCGCCCCTAGGGGCTTCGCCTCTATCGGGCGACCTCATGATGCTCTCACACCTCACTTGTTCGAGCGCCCCACTTTTGACTTTGCTCTTAATCAGCTCTAGGCTTATGATCGTCTGTCCCATGATGTTCTTCTTTAAGAGGGGCGGGTGTTACCCCGCCCCTTGGTTAGTAGATGGTTGGCGTTAGTTTTCGGTCTGGCTTGTCTTTGGCCCAAACTCGTTGAAGGCTTGGTTGTATCCCCAAATGCCTGAGGCGTACATTGCGTCTAGGATGTCTGCAACCTGCTTTGCCGTGAGCTTGTCGGTGTCGACGAAGCGCTCTAGGGTTTCTAGGCAGTCGGTGAAGGTTCTTGGCCCTAGTTCACTGATCGCTCTTGCCTTGTTGTACTTTCTCGTTTTCATTGCTCTTGTTGTTTAGCTGTTAATACTGTTCGTTCTTGTCTTAGGTCTTATCCTTTGACACTACAAAGATAATACATTTTTGTGTATTACCAAAATCTAGCGAAAGTTTTTTTTTGACTACCGCTATGAGGAGGCGATGAAGGCTAGCAAAAACCATATCGTTGAAGCCAACGATATGGTTTGCTCCCCAACCCACACAAGAAAATGGAAGCGCACGCGACGCCATCACCGAGCAGATTCGCAATGATTGACTACTCACCTAGGATAGAGGGTATAGACGACACGGCCTCCTGCTTGCTCTTGTCTAAGACCTTGGCGTATATCTGCGTCGTCGAGAGGAAGCGATGCCCGAGGAGCTTACTCACGGTATATATGTCCGTTCCGAGGTCGAGCATCATCGTCGCGAAGGTGTGGCGGGCGCAGTGAAAGGTAATGTCCTTAGCAATTCCCGCGCGTGCCACCCATAGGCGTATCGCGTTGTTAGTGCAGTTAGCCGTGTGGACGTCGGGGAAGACAAGAGCGTCGGGGCGTCCTCGTTCGCCCATTAGCTCGACAGCCTCGGGCGTGATGTCTAGGTACTCCTGCCCGCGCGTTTTCTTCTGCCGAAATATGATGCGCGTATAATCGCCGTGCGTGTGGATGTCCGCCCACGTTAGGCGGGTTATGTCTGATCGGCGCAATCCCGTGAGGCACGAAAAGAGGAAAGCGGCCTTAATGCCAGGATATGCGCACTCGGTCTGTGCCAGCAGGCGCACCTCGTCGATCGTTAGGTACATGCGTGTCCCCTCCTCCTCTTTGATCCCGTCGACGGCCTTAGCGGGGTTGCTCGGGATCAGCCCCTCCTCGTGGGCTTGGCGGAGGCAGGCGCGGAGCTTGTTGAAGTACGAGACTTGGCTATTCACGGCGAGGGGCTTGTCGTCGATGCGTTTGCGAAAATTACCCGACCACGCGCGGGCGTCGTGGCGCAGAAACTCTCGGAAGCCAAGCACCCAGTCGGGCGTAATTTCGGAGAGTTTGAGGCTCTCCCGACGTTCATACTGGCGTAGGTGGTGCAGGGCTGAGCGCCAGTTGTTCCAGTTCCCCTCGCTCTCGTCGCCGTGGCGTTGCTCGACGAGCGAGCAGTAGTAGTCGAAGAAGCGCGCCTTGGGCTTTGTCGTGGCGAAGCCGTAGAGGCCGTTACGTAGCTCGAGTAGTCGCTTTGCTCGGATAGCCTCAGCGAGCTGGAGTGTCTCGCGATTAGCTTCTTTATCGGCGCGCGTCTTCTCGGGGGTGAGGTAGAGCCTTAGATACTCATAGCGACGCGTCCCCTCGTGGTAGATGTCGAGGTATAGCGATATGCGCCCCGAGGGCGTGGTGCGCCGACGCAGGCGCACGGGATCTTTGGAGGTGGCCAT